GGACCGACCATAAAGTTTCCATTTTGAATGCCAACTGCCTTGGCGTTGAACATAATAGCATCAGAACCAAGATCATCTCTAGGATCTGAGCCTAAGCCATTAACAGAAATAATAGGTTCGATAACAGCTTCGGTTGAAGGTGAACCGCCAGTCAATGTTACCGATGCATAACTATATCCAGAGCCGAATGGAATACCGCCAGCAGAGTCGTCAATTTCAATCTTAGAAATTTGGTTGGTAGCTGTTCTCTTGGCAATTGCTTTAGCGTTTGCTCCGTCACCATTAATCGTAACGGTAGGATCTGCAGAATAGCCCGCTCCACCACTAACTACTCTATATCCGATGATCGATCCTGCAACGGCAGCATCTTGTACATCTTTTTGCACTTGTTCAACAACAGACAGTCCAGCAGCAGCCGCTACTTTAGAGACTGGAAGATAGTTAGCAGAAAGAAACTTGCTTGCATTAGTACCACCCATGGTAAACAGGTACTTCCAGATGTAACCATCAGATGTAGCTTTTGCTACAGTGGTTGCACCGGTTGTATCTGGATCCACTGTTGATGTGGATACTGTACCATTATCAGCCTTGCCTTGCTGTACGCAGAGATAAACCCTTTGGTTAGCAGTTACTACATAATAAGGATATGTAGCAGAATTCTGAGTCGCTGTCTGATTATCATTGTATGCACTGTAAATCGAACCAGAAGACCAATTGTATCTCTTAGCTACAAAAGATACATCAGTTGTACGCAAGATAGATTGTAAAGCAGCACGAAAATTTCTCTTCTCTCTTTCTGTATTACCTACAGTTGGTACAGTATCGGTATTATCCCAAGGATTAGACCGAGAAATGCCAATGTAGTAACGATCGGAGCTATCTGCAGTTCGGGTTAGAACCGTTTGCAGAATTTGCTTTTTTAAGTTATTTGTTACGATAGCTGCCATTTATTTGTATACCTTTAGGATGTAAATGTAATATATTTATCTGAGTCCCTGTCAAGAATCCACTTGCTTCCATCCCAGATTACTGTAACAAAATTTACGTCTGTCATGGTCAAAGCTGTCTTGCTTAGATTGCCTGGCACTCTTATTGGAGTAGTAACAGTAATATCATTAACTGTATTATTAATTAAGTTCTTAATCTCACCTACATATCTACCATTATGAAGAGTAAAAGATTTTGCTGTGCCTGTAGTAAACAAGTAAGTACTAGCACTAGAATCAAGATTTGCTGCATCGGTATAGGTAACTGTGGAGTGTACTAAAGCACCATCTAACTTAATTGGCTCAGTTCCTTTAGGTGTTACATTTAAGCCGATATTTGTGCTAGTTCCATCCGTAGTAATAGTTGGTGAAGAATCATTAATATTAGTAATTTTTACAAAGCTTGTATTACCACTAGATAGATTATCTAGTTCAAGTAAACCGAACGTGCCAGTATTATCTTTAATAAGTGTATCCATCTTTGGATTTACTAACTGAAGATCTGTTCTGGAAGTGAATGTGTCGCTATCTAATAATGCGTGCCAATTTCCTCCATGGGCAAAATAACCTTTGGCGGTTGCATGCACATGTGCAAACATACCATGATAAGTAGTTGCCGAAGGAAGATCCCCGATAAGACCGTATACGTTTCCGTAAAGAATTTTAGAAGCTGTTCCAGTAGAATCGACAAAGTTAACTGTATTGTCAGAGCGAATAACTACTGCTTCACCTGAACTATCAGGAATAGTAAACGTAACGTTTGTACCTGGATCCTGACGAGTGATAGTGGTATTATTGGTTGTTCCAGCAATTACAATTTTTGCACTATCAAAGGTAATACCAGTAGTCAGGGCATTACTGTCTGTACCAAATGCCTGGTACAATTCAACAAAATTCTGATTGACTTTAGTACCGGCACTTCGAAGAGTATCACCGGTTCCATCATTGGCAGTCGTGCCTGTTGAAATATTTTGTCTGGTCATGCTTTGCTACTCGTTAAAACCTTATTTAAATTTATTTATAATGCTTTTTTAAGCAGAATCTGTTCGATATGGATCATAATGCGTAAACTGTGCTTCGTCCATAGTCTGGAGCGAGGAATCAGAAAGAAGATCGCTATCGTTTGAAGAGAATCTTGGCGAATTAGTATCAAGAATATCTGCAATAGAAGTGTATTCACCCTTCTGTGCAGAAGTAAGACCGCCAATAGAGTCTTGGTAGAATTGAATACCTCTATCTGCGTAGAAGCGAGTAGAGGTTGCACTATCAACACCAGTTGTGCTACCAAACGCCGAAGCTGCTTGTGAGCCGATATCTTCCAGTGTGATTTGTTCAGCGGCAGAGTCTGCAATAGAGAGTGGTGCAATAGCAGAAATATTACCTGCTACGGTTTCAAACTGCGTCTCCGCAAATAAAGCAAAACCAGCAACATGATTATACCTTTTATATAAATCTCTCCACTGTACAGTACTAAGAGGTGATTTAATTTGAATTGACAGAACTTGATAGAAGTAGGAGTCTTGTAAAAATCTTAAAGAGTCTGCACCAATCTCACTCTCACCAACTGTAAACATTTGAGTTTTAGGATAAAACGCTTCTACGTCTACACCAAATATGTACCTGAAGAATGCAGGAATAGAAACCTCTGTGCCTTTCGCTCTAGAAAACTGAGGAGCTAATTTAAGTGTAAGTCTTGGAAGTCCAAACTTATCTGCTCCTAGTCCATTAAAGCGTTCATAAAACAGATAGTCTAAAAATTCTTCATCGGTACTTTCTGCATCTTTTGCATAAAAGATATTATCAAGTCTGTTTCTACCAGCAGCAATTTCTAGATACTCATAAAACTTCTTCAGAAATGTCACAAGCGTTGGATACTGCTCTAAGAAATGCTCAGGTAATACAGTTTCTACCTGAGGCTGATTAAAGTTAATATCTCGACGATTGTAATCTGTAAGAGTAGACATTAATCAGTTACACCACTTACTGCATTAGCTTGATTTGTATCGGTTTCTGCTCTCACAACGTTAAATCCAAGATCGATCACATGATCTCTCAGTGGCTTAATATTATTATCATCCGCTGGAGTAGCAAAGATTCTAAGATAGGTGTTACCAGATGAGATGGACGTAGGACTAAATCCAGTTAATGTAACTTCACCTTTAGTAGCATCATATGATCCAATGTTTGTAACCAGAACATTTCCATCAGTATCAATAATTTCTAAGATATTGCTGAATTTAGTACCGATACGGTTACGGATAGAAGCTACCTTATTGTTATAAACAAAGTTATCACTGGTAACTGCTGGAGTAACATCATCGGGCACTTTAATTTTATTCAGGAAAGATACTTTATAATCAGCTATTACAAATCTAACTGAAGTAGCATCATAGACTGGAGTAAATCTATTCTCCATCTTAACATCCAACTTAGAAGAAAGAATAGATGCATCAGAACCATCGATTGTTGATAGCAGTTTAGACTTGCGGAATACGTCGTTAAACTTACCTAAGTTTGCAGAAAAATATGTCTTAATCGTATCGGCAACTTTATCTTGCAGACCTCTACGAGTTAAAGCTGTAATGCCAGAATCGTACTTAATATTAGTTGTCAAATTAAGATATGTAAAGTCTGGCTGTACTACTTCTGTCTCAATAGATGCAATGGATAAGTTGTCAGTAATTTCAGAAGCGATTCTCTTTTCAAGATTTTCTTTTAGAGTAGCATCAACATCATCTTCGTAAATGATAGAAATCAGTACTTTACCATATTTGGCTGGTACGTTATCTTCACCGCCCCATGCATTCATCGATTTAATGCCAGGAATAACGTTAGAGATAACCGCAACATAGTCTAAAGGCGTAATCAATCTACCCTGTGCAAGATAGCTGAGTGGAGCGTTAATTCTAATACTTTCAGTGTTTTCTTTCTCTGCGCCCAATGCAGACTTAGATACAGTAGTTACGATTAAGTTATAAGACGTACCATCAACGCTAATTGTGCTAGAAGGAGTAAACGTGGTAGCGCCGTTAGCAACAGCACCGCTAGTAGAAATATATGTTGCTCTGATGATATTACCTGGATCTGGTGCATCACCTGTAATTGTACCATCACCAAAGTTTAATTCATAGAATCCGTTGTACGTTTCAAGAGGAAGAAAGAGTCTAGTCTCTGCAGTAAATCCACCAGTAATTTCAGTTGGTGCAAGATATGATTGTCCTACAGTGTCAGCGGCATCTTCAAACACTCGAATCTTAAGAGTAGAAAGATCCATTGTAGAATCTGGAACTACATAAATTTGTCTTTCTAATGATTTTTCAACTAAGAAGGTTTTAAGTTTTTCTACACCTTCTTTAATGATGATGGCTAGTTCCCCATCATCATCTTCAAAAGTATAGATACCCAATGCAGCGCTGTCAATTCTAGCTGTGTACTCTTGCTCGGTTCTAAATGTATAAGTTACTTCATCCAGTTCTGTAGTAAACTCTGTTCCAGCTGGAAGAGTAATAGTCTCTGGCTTTTCTGAAGCAGCAGTCAAGTTAACAGATACGTTTACCAAAGCCTGCGACGAAGATCTAGATCTAGGTACATAGCCAAAGTTCAAAGCTAGGTTAACCATCGAAGATCGCAATTGAGCAGTCTGTAGAAATGTTTCATTCAGCGCAAAGTTACCAAGTAGAGCATTTTGATGTGTATTGTAAGCTAAAACATCTGCAATAGCCGACAGACCAGATGCATCAAAATCATAGTCTTGAAACTCTGTTTGTTGTTTCATGAACTCTAGGATTTTACCTCTAATAAATCCAAAGTCCAGTTGAGATGAGCTAATTACAGTTGCCATATTCTTATCTTAACCTTGAAAATGCTGTTTGTATTTCTACTTGTTCATCGGTGCTTACTACTTTAAATCTAATACTAACGTTAATAGAATTTCTATCGATTTCATCCAAAACTCTTACGTCAAGTAATTCTGCTCTTGGTTCGAAGTTCTCAATAGCCAGTCTGATATTCAGTTTGATTTCATCAATAATGTCAGGAGTTACTGGCTCAAATAACAAAGCTCGAATATTAGATCCAAAATAGTAGTTAAATGGTCTTTCACCAAAATTGGTTTGTATTAAAGTCTTTACCGCCTGCTTAACTGCAGCAGCTTCAGTCTTCTTAAAAATGTCTCCGTTAGACTTTTTGGCAAAAGAAAGATCAATATCAGAGTACTTCTGCTCTCTTGCTGATACTAAGCTTCGTACTGCTAAATTAGCATCTTCTACCGAAAGTGATTTGGTTACTGCCATTAATAAGAATCCTGTTTATTAAATATTTATACAGCTAACTCAGCGAGTCCATTCTTCAAAGCAACATTATAATTATATTCGGTCTGTACGTTTCTACGAAAGTCTCCAACGTATTTATCAGTGACCTCTGGCATCGTTACGATGATTTGGGCTGTATATTCTACACTAGGATCAACGGTGTCATAGCTAAGAATAAGATCATCAAACATCATAGTGTCTTTCCAATATGATGCAACGTTAAATGCTGCAGCAGGATCGTTCTTACCTTCTAAGTTAGTAACTTCATATACAACCGCTCTGCCTTTTGTTTGTAGATCAAGGATGCTGCCAGACGTTACAGTTTGATTTGTTTCTGGTGCATATAATCCTTCTGCAACATTAACAGAGTATTTTCCAAACCTACCTTTGTTGTTACTAACTCCATTTAAAAGTAAAGTCTGTAGATAAAGATGTTTAGCTACTTTCTTTCTATCAGCCAAAGTTGCTTTACTATTTAAAGTAGAACCAGTAAAAGTAGACAAAGAAAGGCCTTGCCCCAACTTTGTTCCATTATTAATTGATGTCATGAGAACTGGATTATACTGCTTTTCTGGAACAATCTTCTTGAATCGTAAACCATCCTTATATCTTAACTTAGGAATAGTTGGATTACCATAGACTGTAGTTCCATATTTAAACAATGGTTCTTTAGATTCGATTCTTTTTACGGCAGTAGGTGTTGACTGCATATATCTAAAGTTTAACACCTCTCTAGCCAATGCAAATCCGATTAAGAACTCATCAGTCCTATTAGCAGGGTCTCTAAGCAGTCTTCTAATATCTGCGGTGCTAATGTTTTCGTTGCGAATAATCATCTATTACGAACCTAATCCTAATCCAGTACGTTGTCGTAAGTCAATTGACTGTTTGATTTTATCCCCTGGATCAATAGTCACCTGCATAATACCTTCCTCTGAAGCAGCAAGAGCTC